AATTCTTTACAATATTAAAACATTTCGGATCAGTACCAGATGAGCAAATGCCTTTTAATGAACAATTAACTAGGCTAAGCAGGATATATGAGATAACAGAGCATAAACTCTATGTCACAGATCCTGAAGCTCCTACAGATGGAAACGATGTACTTATTACCCTGCCTTTATTTAAAATAGAGGGTACTAAGATAAAATCTCGTCGCATTATACAAATGGGTGATTATTATTTTACTATTAATCCCACATTAACAGGTAATGCACAAGACGCTCTATTATTTTATAATAAATTGGATAATGGCAAGCTTATTAAAGCGCACCATCCACATATTAATGATAATGGTAAGCCATGTTTAGGAGATTTTCAACGTCAAGCAGCCGAGTTAACATCGGGCAATATAATCTTTGCAGTAAGGTTAGCTAAAAAGTTTTTAAGCACGCATTATCATAGGTCAACATATCATAACTTAAGAGACAATTATGATAATACCTTAGTATGCCAATTAATACCTGATACTCACAATGAAGATGATCCAGAGGTTATAGAAGTTACGGCCCCTAGATTAGAAAAAAGGATAATGGGCTGGAAACTAGCACATGAAGTAAGGCGAACAAGTCGATCTAACCATCATGAATCGCTACATCTTATGAACTGGCAGGCTCCTAAAATGTGTGGATATATCTATACATTTATGGAAAAAGGCTTATCATTTAGCAGCGCATGCAAGAAGATCAGATCCCTAATTAGGCATAAGCAAGGCTACACAGAAGCAATAGATGAAGAAATGAAGGATAAATTATCTTCTATTGCTCGCAAAGGTGCACTTGAAATGAATATCAAAGGGACTCAAACGCTTGAGAACGGCGTATTAGAGTTAAGAGGAAGAACAGATCATGTTGCAGTGCAAGTAAGGATCAATGAAGTCCAACAAGATGCTTTTAATACTTGGATCAGAAGCTTTAATAATGATGATGGGCAAGGATTCTATGGACTACCCTATGTAGGCGAGTTCACAGAAGAAGGAGTTGAGCGTCTCATGATTACAGGTCAATGGCCTGAAGTATTAACTGACACGAACAGTCAACAAAATGAATACTATCAAAGATGTGTCGATATCTATGAAGAACTTAAAGTTGAAGGAGATAAAGCCTTAAAACTGTTCCTAAACAAAGAACTAAAGAAAGTAGAGGGCATAGCAAACAATGAACCTGAAATTACACATACCCCACAAGTGGACCCAGCGTATACAATATCTATTGCAGACCTTCCCCAGTTTTGAATGGAGTGGCCCTGCATGGTATGAGATAGAGAAAGACGATAGCGGATTCCCTGTAAAAATGACAATGAAGTATTTCCATCCTTTGCATCTAGGAACAGCAGCTGCAACTGATTGGGAAGGCAAAGAATTGCTAAAGATATACAAAGACCTAATGGAGCAATACCCAGAGATCGGAAAGAGTTGGATACAAGGAAACATCCATTCTCACCATAATATGGGTGCGTTCTTTAGTCAAACTGATCAGAAGCAGTTAATCGATGGAGCTAATGAGAACTTTTACGGATCATTAGTAGTATCGACAAAGCCAAATAAAGAATATGCATTTGCTATTAGCTATCCAGACCAATACGGTCAATGTCACATAGTCCATGGAGATATTATCCCTGAGACAGTGATAGAAGTAGACGAGGAGATAGTCAATCAAGCAAAATATATTAAAAAGAACAAACCAGCTGGCGTAGCAATACCAAAACACAACAAAAAAAAGGGCCAAACAACCATATTTGGATTTGAGCAAGAGCTTGATATAAATGCCACTTTAACAGTTGATGAGGTACAAGACCAAGAAACATATTACAACGCAATGAACATGCTCGAACAAGATCAATTTGAAAAGTTCGATGAAGTATGGATGCAATATGAATCAGGCTACATCACAAAAGAGACTAGAAACATTGCTCTTTTAAACATGGGGATAGACCAACATGGAAACAGAATCACCAATCATATCACTCTCTGATGATCATAATCTCACAGAGGAACGATTTCTTAGAAACAAAGACCTAATCCCCCAAAATAAACTCGATGATATAACAGTCATCGGGGCAGGTGGTATAGGGTCAGCGCTAGTAATGAATGCAGCCATCATGGGCTTCAAGCATCTACGCATATGGGATCACGATACCTTAGAATTGCATAATCTTTCCACAACAACCTACCCAACATCTCACCTCTATACCTCTAAAGCTATGGCTGCGAAACATCAAGCCCAAGCTTATGGAGCCCACGAAGTAACAGCTCATAATAGACCATGGAGACCTGGCGATGAGTTGAGCAACAAAGTATTCATGGGGCCAGACAATATGGAAGTTAGGCGCAATGTATACGAGACATGGAGGAGTAATCCAAAGAGAGAGTTTCTCATCGATATGCGTATGGGAGCTCTTTCTATGGAGATTGTTACGGTTACTAAGAAAGAGGACCATTTTATAAAAGACTGGATGCCCAGTGATGATATCCCAGATGAATCATGTACAGCTAAGCATACTATATTTACAGCTAGCATAAGCAGTGGTTTGGGACTTACTCAGGCGTTTAAAGTCTTGTCTAAAAGGCCTTATTATGCGTATATTTGGATGTCGTTAAGCCCTATATCTTTACGGCGAAACTATCTAATAAAGAATAACTAGGAGAAATGGAATGTTTGAAGTTCAAACTATTTCCACTGATTGGTCGTCCGATCTACCAGGTGGTATTACTTGGTATTTTATAGGACAGCCTAAATCAGGGAAAACAACTCAAGCATCTAAGTGGAGCGCCCTTGGTTCAAAGGGTGTTCTTGTCTTAGATACTGATCTTGGAGCTGACTTTGTAGACAAAGCGAATGTAGTAACAGTTGCATCGCTTAATGCACCAGTCAGAATCAAAGAAGTGGACGGGGTTAAGGTTGTTAAAAATGGCAATCCCGTAAGCGAATTAGTCCCCCCAGAAAACAGAGGATTTTATTACCGAACAGGAGAAAAGAAAGGCACACCTATGCCAGTATATTCTCTCGCAGAAGTAGTAGCATCTCTTGAAAAAGACTGGGACTCATTGCCTTATGATACTGTTGTAATTGATACAATAGATCAAGTTAACTCATGGATTGAAGATGTTGTAAAGAAAGAACTCAACATCAAAGAAATGGGTGAAGGCCAATGGGGAGCAGATTGGGGAAAAGCGAGACGAAAGAATACAGATGTAGTAATACGCCTGCAAAGATTCTTAAAGAAAGTAGGAGGAAATCTTATTCTTGTTTCGCATAGTAAATCAACAACAGTAACAGACGGAAAAGCTCAGCTAGCGCCTAACCTCCCACGAGGATTGGCCAGTGCTCTAACAGCTAAAGCCGATGTTATAGGATATACTACGTGTAACAAGGAGAATGGAGCATATGAAGTTTCATTTCAAAGTTACGATGAAAGAATGGTTGGATCTAGATTAAAGCCTTTGGCTCAAAAAGACCTTCCATTTGATTATGATAGTATTATCGATGAAATAAAACAATATAAAGAAGAGGAATAGACATGGCAATCATGAGATCTAAAACAAGCGGTGGCGGCAGTTGGCTAGGGATCAAAAAAGCAAACCTAAGCACTGTAAAGGATGAATCAGCTAAATATGATTGGGCTGACGTATATCTAATACTTGAGTTTGACATAGAAGGATCAGATTATACTCGTCCTTGTAAAATTGTAGGCAGCTTTGATAAAAATGCTGACGGCACCATAATGGATTGCTCTCTCCTTAAGAGAATTACATATGCATTAGATGCATTTGGATTCCAAGGCGGCGTAAACCAAAATGGTGAATGGGTTGATGAAAACGAAGACCCTATTTCTGACATAGCTTCTTTCTTAGAAGCAGCTTATAATGCTAAGCCTGATGCGACTACTTATGAATATTTAACATATATATTCAAAGAACAAGCTAAAAATGGCAAAACATATACTCGTATTCATAATAAGTTTCTAAAGA